GGACAAGGGTAAGATTGGAGCTACTGAAGAGGAGCTTAGTAAAAAGTATAAAGATTTTTACTATTACGGAACACGCTGGTGGGACTTCAACTTGGATGATTATCCATGTGATGATGAGGAAACTTTTACTGTTGCTGGAGACAGTGCATGGAGTCCACCAGTAACATTAGTTGAAGAGATATGTAAGCACTACAGCTTGACAGCTGAGATGGAATATGAAGAGTGTGGAGATGATTTTGCTGGTACAGTTAAGTTCAATCACACTGGAACAGTAGAACATCAAGAAATGACTTATCATGAGTACAGATACCAAGATGACATTAATTCTTGGATGGACAATCTGTACTATAATTTCGAGGATGAAACCGACAGAGAAGAGTTAGAACACGCTATGAAAGAGCATGATTATGCAGAGCAAAGACACATAAAAGAATTCATAGACATGGTGTTAGAAACTAATTCTGTTGTTAATTCGTAACAAGCGTTTTTTGGGTATAACGGCGTATCTTTTTGGGTACGCTGTCGTATCTTTTTAAAAAAAACAGTGCAGTTATGGTATATTTATAGTACCTTTACAAACCAAGTATAATTAAAATTTAATCAAATTATGAGCATATTACAAAAACTTTTCGAATCGTTTGACCCAAGTGACCCTATCACAAGAAACAACGCTATCCACATGGCTATGTGTCACAATATAATAAACAATGTTGATGACGAAGAAAACACAATCGATGTTGAGTATGAAGAAGTAGAAGATGAATATCCTCTTGGAATATAGTTAGACATTAATCTGAATTGTAGTTGATTCAAGCAATCGCCTCCATGTTTACGCATGGGGGTTTTTGTGGTAAAAAACTATAACAAATGGCACTAAGAAAACACTGGACTGAAACAAGCACAGACGATACAACAACTATTTCCGTTGACACACCATCTTACTATGATGGAGACAACAACTACACTGCCATCGAGGTAGTGACAAACTTTAACCTAAACTACAATTTAGGAACTGCATGTACTTACATACTTAGAGCATACAGTAAACACGAAAGTCCTAATGAAGATATTCAAAAAGCAATAGATCATTTGCAGTTTGAATTAATCAAGTTAAAAACCAAATAAATGAAGAGAGATATATTTGATGTTTACGCTACAGCGATAGCTAAAAAGTTTCACATCACTTTAGACGAGATGTTTGCAAAGAACAGAAGAAGAGATATTGTAGATGCAAGGCAGATGCTTTATTATCTGTGCATGGAGAGACCAATTAGAGTTTCTTACATAAAAAGATTCATGGAAGAGAATGGTCATGCAGTTACGCACTCTAATATCATCTACAGCTATAAGAAAGCTAAAGAGTTAATAGATGAAGACTCAGACTTCAAGAATCTTATAACTGAAATCTTACAAAAGTAGTATGTACACGTTAAAAGAAATCTTACACCAAGCAATGAACCAGCATGAGCCAGTTGTGAATGAACAGCCAGTAGGTTTTAATGTAATCAAGATGGGTGTAAAAATTCAGAAGTTTGCTAATCACATTGAGATAATGAACACTGCTAAAGGAGGCTCTTATTACACCGAATGTGATGAAATAGAGTATTCTTACTTTAAAGAAAGTGGATGGAAAGTAGGCTGTGTAAAATTAGGCATATCAAACTGCCTACATAAGCTGGAGCTTATAGAAAACAAAATCAAGAATGAAGTGAATACTCGTAAAAACGACAAGCACATTCAGAATTTAAAAAATAAAAGAGAACGAGCTTTGCACAAATATGCAGAACTTCAGTTAAAGTTAAAATCAATTATTAATTAAAATCAAATAAAATGAGCGTAGAAAAAAGTTATTTTGAAAAGCTGGTTGCGATAAACGTAAAAAGCAAAGTTGAGAAAAAAGGTAATCTCGATTACCTATCATGGGCTAATGCATGGGCATACCTAAAATTAGAGCATTCAGATGCACAAAGAAATGTTTACGAATCTCCTGAGACTGGACTAAACTGGTTCACTGATGGTGTTACTGGCTATGTAAAGGTTGGTATTATAGTAAACAGTATTGAGCATATTGATTATCTTCCAATTAAAGATTTCAGACAGAAATCAATTACTGTAGATAAAATTACATCTATGGATGTAAACACAGCAATCCAAAGAGCAACTGCTAAGGCTATTGCAATGCATGGATTGGGCTTAAGCTTGTATGCTGGAGAGGATTTAGTCGAGACTACAAACGTGACTGCAACACCTCCTAAAGCAGAGAAAGTTAAAACTCTTATTACTTTAGATATTGGAGATGCAAACTGGGTAAAGGTTCTTAAGTACGTTTCTTCTAATAAGGATTTAGGTTTAGAAAAAATAGCATCAAATTTATCTACAAAATACAACATGAAAGCTGTTGTTAAAAAGGAACTTGCTAAAGCTATAAAAAATGGATAAAGCACAGATCCTAAAACATCTTGAAGATGACTCTAAATACTATGGGGAGTTCGGTAAGCAGTTCTTATCGAATTCCGACATAGGAAAGCTGTTAAAGAATCCAACGCAGTTTAGAGTTAATCAAGAAATGACCAAGCCAATGTTGGAAGGAAGATATTTTCATACTAAAATATTAGAGCCACAAAAAATAGGAGATTTTATTGAAGTTAATGTTACATCAAGAAACACCGTTAAGTACAAAGAAGCTATAAACGAGGGCGAGATGTTATTGTTAACTAAAGAAAGAGAACACCTTGATTTTTTATGCACTAAGATGACCTCTAACATGGAGATGTTTGATTATATCTATGATGATGGTAATGAGTTTGAAGTTCCAGAGATACAAAAGATTATGTCTTTAGACTGGAAGGGTAAGGCTGATATTATAAACCACAACAAAGGTTTGCTGGTGGACATAAAAACCAGTGGAGACATAGATAAATTCATGTATAGTGCTAAGACATATAACTATGACAGTCAAGCATATATATACCAAAGGCTTTTTGGTAAGCCATTAATTTTTTTAGTAATAGATAAACGGACAGCAAGATTAGGTATCTTTGAATGCTCTGATTCTTTTTTAAGAGGAGGACAAGAAAAGGTAGAACAAGCTGTTGAGGTTTATCAAAAATATTTTAGTAATGAAGCAACTGAAGACATACATTCTTATATTCACAAGCAAGTGTTATAATCTGTTTAAGTTAACCCCTAAAAATACTGTTATGTGGATAGAAGTTCCAATGTCCTGTAACAGTGTAGAGCATAAAAATGACATTATGTTAACTACATTAAACCATATGGAGCAAACAATTAAAATTAAATAAAATGAGTGATTCAAAAGAAAAAATTTATGTAGGAAGTGGAAAATCAAAGTTCGATGGAGACCAAGTAGCTGTATCGGTATGTTTATCTGACCTTCCAAAAGAGTGGATTTTTGAGTACAATGACAAGAAATATGTCAAGCTTATTGTACAGAAAAAAAGAGAGGTAGACCAATATGGTAAGACACACTATGTGGCTATTGATACATTTAAGCCTGAGCAAAAAGCTGAAGCTAAAGACGATAGTCTTTTCTAAACTAACAAAGCACTAAGACAAAGGGGCTTTTGCCCCTTTTCTTTGCTTTAAACTGTGACGAATGTCACTTTTAAGGGGTTCTACTGAACTCTATAGTAAAAAATTTAAATCAACTATTAGTTATCTATACTTTTTATATTATTATTAACATTATCAACATTAAAGAATATAAGTAGTTTAAATACAGTTTGTTAGCTAACTAAAAATCAACATAATACTGACATAAAATGGACATTACAATATTTAAAGACATAAAACAAACCTCCCAGCCCTTCTACAGAAACATAAACTTGATACTTACAAGGATACAAGACGGTGCATCAAAAGAACTCGTAAAGAAAATAAGAGCTGAAAAAGATAAAGAAAACAGAAACATCTTAAAGCAAAAGCTACCAGCAATATGCTTTAGTGGTGTATTTTCTAAAAGAGCAGACAGTGCTTTAAAAGAACACAGTGGATTCATTTGTTTAGATTTTGATGGTTACAAGTCTAACAGAGATTTACTACAGGAGAAAGAGAGATTATCTAAGGATAAATTTATCTACAGCGTATTTATATCTCCCAGTGGAAATGGATTAAAGGCCTTAGTAAAAATACCACCAATTGTAGATAACCATAAAAGCTACTTTATAAGCCTTCAAAATTATTATGACAGCGTTTACTTTGACAAGACGTGTAAAAATGTCTCACGTGTCTGCTATGAGTCTTATGACCCATTAATTCATATCAATGCTCAGTCAAGTTTATGGGATAAAATTGTAGAGCAAGAGTACACAGAAGTTAATAAGCATTCAGACATCCCTACAATACCAGTAACAGATGAAAATAAGATAGTAGATATTCTTATAAAGTGGTGGACTAAAAAGTTTCCAATGAACGAGGGGGAGAGAAACAACAACGCATATGTTTTAGCTGCTGCATTTAATGACTTCGGTATTTACCAGTCTTTAGCTGAGTCTAATTTAATGAACTACAGAACAAAAACATTTACACAGTCAGAGATAAAAAGAACTATCGAAAGTGCCTACGCACAGAAGCATAACTTTGGAACTAAGTACTACGAAGACGAGGACAAGGTTAACAATGTGAGAATGAAGCTAAAACGTGGTGTGTCAAAAAAAGATATCAGAGTTGAGCTTGAGAACTCTGATGTAGAGCCTACGACAATAGAGAATGTAATATCAAGACTTGACCAAGAAAACGCTAATAACCAATTTTGGACCAAGAATGACAAGGGTGTTATTAAAATAGTACACATCCTTTTTAAACAATTTTTAGAAGAAAATGGATTCTTTAAGTTCAATCCTGAAGGTAGTAAAAACTACGTGTTTGTTAAAGTTACAAATAATCTTATAGACCATACTTCAGAGAAAGAGATTAAAGATTTTATTTTAAATTATTTACTGGAGGTAGATGACTTGTCAGTATATAATTATTTTGCAGAGCATACTCGTTATTTTAGAGAGGAGTTCCTGACTTTATTAAATTCCATAGATGTTTACTTTATTGAAGATAACAAAGACACAGCATACCTTTACTACAAAAATGGAGCTGTAAAAGTTAAGCATGATTCAGTAACAAAGATTGATTATTTGGACTTAGGTGGATACGTTTGGAACGACCATGTAATTGACCGTAACTTCCAGTTGTGTGAAGGAGATGGATGTGACTACCAACAGTTTATAACTAACATATGTGGTCAGGACGATAGCAGAATTAAATCTATGAAGTCTACAATAGGATACTTGTTACACCAGTGGAAGAATCTTTCCTACTGTCCAGCCGTTATTTTAAATGACGAGGTTATATCAGACAACCCTGAAGGGGGGACTGGGAAAGGATTGTTTATGAACGCTTTAAGTCACATGAAGAAGTTAGTGTTTATAGATGGTAAGTCGTTTAATTTTGAGAAAAGTTTTGCTTATCAAACCGTAAGCGTAGACACGCAGGTTTTGTGTTTTGATGATGTTAAAAAACATTTTGATTTTGAAAGACTTTTTAGTGTTATAACAGAAGGATTAGTTTTAGAAAAAAAGAATAAAGATGCTATTAAAATTCCATTCAGCAAATCTCCAAAGATTGCTATAACTACGAACTATGCAATCAAAGGGCAAGGCTCTTCGTTTGCAAGAAGAAAGTGGGAGCTGGAATTAGCTCAGTACTACACTAAAGATGTAACACCATTAAAGGAATTTGGAAAGCTGATGTTTGGAGAGTGGGATGATGATGAGTGGTGTGAGTTTGACAACTACATGATTGGTTGTCTACAAGATTATATGAAGCATGGACTTGTTAAGTCTAAATTTGTAAACTTAAAAATAAGACAGCTATCTGCTGCTACATGCCACGAGTTTTTGGAGTGGTGTGGACTGATTGGAACTAACAACGTCAATGATAAGTTAGCTAAAGGTTACAAGGTTTATAAAAATGATTTATACTTGGATTTTGTTGATGACAATCCTGATTTTGCTCCTAAATCAAAAATGACAGTTTCACGAACTAAATTTAATAAGTGGCTTGAAGCATACTCAATGTTTAAGTATGACTGTAAGCCTGAAGCTGATAGAGATTCTGTTGGTAGATGGTTGCGTTTTAGAACAAAGCATGAGTTAGAAACTAACGGAACAATGGATTTTTAGTATGGAGTTCAGAGACTATCAATTAGAAGTAATTAATAAGGCTAAACCTCTGTTACAAAAAGATAAATTTGTTTATCTTGCAATGGAGGTAAGGACTGGTAAAACTCTCACGAGCTTGGGTGTAAGTGCGCTTTTGCCAGTGTCTAACCTTTTATTTATTACCAAGAAAAAAGCTATAAGCAGTATTGAGGATGATTACAAGCTCCTTAATCCATCCTATAGCATTACTGTAATAAATTACGAGTCTTTACACAAAATAGACCAAACTGGTTGGGACATGGTAATATGTGATGAAGCTCATGGAATGGGTGCTTTTCCGAAAAGAAACAAACGATCCACTCAAGTACGTTCTTTGATCTTAGAAAACAATCCATTTGTTATATTTTTGTCTGGAACACCAACACCTGAATCATTCAGTCAAATGTACCATCAGGTTTCTGTAGTTCGTAGTCATCCATTTAGTGACTATGTAAACTTTTATAAGTTTTCTAAACAATACGTAAACGTTAAGCAAA